AGCTAATCCGACTACTAAAGGCGTGGGTACAGAGCAAAGTATGCCTCTTTCTCAGCAAAAAAGATTAGACCAACGCAGAAAAAAATACTCTGCTGGTGGCTTTAGGAGTGGCAATATGAAACCAGAACTAGCCGTTGATGCTGATGGTAAGGCTTTTAACCGCAATATTTCTCCTTTTGCTAACTTCAAAGTGCGACGTTACAAGGGTTTCGTATACTAGGGATTAACCAAGATTATTCCAAAGATTTTCAGATAGATTGTTCCACTGCGAGTCCCCTAAATTATCCCAGACATAAGTTGCAAGCACAATTAAATTACTATTGAAACCTAAAGCGCTATTTGCCTCTAGGTTTTTTATTTTTAGAGGCAGATTATACATGATTCGTGGTGTAGAAAAGAATGTGGTTGCTACCTTTAGTTTGCTCTCAGTTGTCAGTAGCAATTTGTCAAATTTTAGTTCTGATTGCGGAATATAGTCAGATATCCGTCTCCCAAGCTCTAAAAGATGTGTATTATCAATAGCTGGGACAAAAAGCAAGAAACTAAGCAGCTCACCGCCAAATCCTTCGCCCAAAACAAATGAGGACAAGTTTGGCAACATATATCCCGCATCAAGTTTGGCATTTTGTCGGAAATCAGCTAAATTTATCGAGGTATTGGTCACTCCAGTAACAACATCATGTGAAAGTAGACAGACTTGAGTAGTTTCAAGGTCGCCAAGAGTCAATTCTCGGTCAGCAACGTTGAGTCGAGAGTAGCTTTGTGCGAAGTTTGTAGATGTGTAGTCAATTTCTAGCAGTTTTGGTAGATTCGGGTTGGTTTTACCTACTTTTAGTAACGAGTTGTCAGAATTTTTTGACACAACGAGCAAAGAGTAGCTGGAAGCGCCAGAAATGATATCTGGGACGCGAGGAGAGAGTTTCTGGGTAGAAGTAAAGGTCATGCCTTGAACACCACGCTGAGGGAAATTTAGTGCGCCTGTAGAGATGAAATCGTAATCTGTATTGTCAATTAGATTTAATTGAGTAAAAGTTGCCCCACTCACGCTACTATATGCAACATTAGTGAAATCAAGATAGCTACGGCATGGAAGTGCGTTGTCTGCGATATAGTCTAAAGATAATGTCATGTGTTAGGCTTGGTATTATTTATATTTTACTATTATGACTATTTATCTAGGAAACGATGTCGGCTACAGGTCAAGTGGTTTCGCAATTGTAAGTGCAGAAAAAGAAAAATTGCAACTGCTCTATGCAGAAAATTTCTATACAGACAAAAAAGACACTTTACCACAAAACCTTGCAAGTATAGCCGACCATTTTAAGAAAATAGTAAAAGAATACAAACCGACGGCTTATATTTATGAAAATCCTGTGCTGAAGGGGGATATTGGAGCAAAACTTAACCAATCGATAGGTGTAACGCGCTATCTTGCAAATAAGTACGGATTAGAAGAATTTTCTTATATGCCAACCGAAGTAAAAAAAGCAGTAGCTCATTTTGGAGGCTCTAATAAGCAAAACGTAATAGATGCGGTTGAAAAAGTATTTCCAGATAGGAAATTTGATTATAAGGAAAATCATTGTGCAGATGCCGCAGCTTGTATTCTGTGCCATCTCTACAAAACAAGTGTAAAATTATAGTAACTACTAGAGATAATAAATATGAGTGATTCATTCCAGAAGCAGCTTTTAAGTGGGAGTACAAACGGAATTGGTATTCCTATCAACGCCACAACTTCAGGTTCAGCGAACACAATTCATACGGCTCATCCGACAAATTTGCACGAATGTTGGGTCGCATTTTGTAACAATAGTGCCAACGATGTGCTTGTAACTCTTGCAATTGGTGGGACTGGCTCAACTAATTTAATTCCTCTTACAATTCCTGCTGGCAGAGGTCTTGTGCCTGTGATAAATGGCTTAGTTTATACAGGCTCAGTAGCTATAAAGGCTTGGGCTGCAACTACTGGTGCTATTGTTGCGTATGGATTTGTCAACGAGATTGTAACTATCTAATATGTTCCCTCGCCACACGTATTCACCTGAACCTCTTCAACTCACTGAAACCGAGCAGAACTATCTGCCTACTGCTTTGGACGTATACGACAGCGCTACAACCGCTTATACCTCATCTTCGACTAGCTACTCAGCCGTAACAAACAAGTATGATTTTTCCTTCTTTGGGCAATTTTATCCCTCTGGAGTTATAAATCAAACTTTATTTACTGTAGCGGATGAATTTACTTTTGCAATCGTCTCTGGTGTGCTAGTAATCAAGCGTCAGATAGCTTCGGGCATCTTTGAAACTATATCAAGTGGTCTTACTGTAAACAATGCCTCTTGGTCGCTGCTGCGCGTTGTCAGAAAAGGAAATGTGCTTAGTATCAAAGTAAATGAAGCGGCGGCTACTTTCACCTTCAACTACAAGATTCAATCTGGAATTTTCAAGATTGGAAACTTTACTGGCGATGTCAAAAATGTCGGCTACAAGTCTGTGGCAATTCCTTGGCTTTTATCAATAAGTGCAGAGGTTTTCAGCTCCGCCTTGGGCGCTTACCAACCGAGCAACAATCAAATCTGTTATTTAAAATATGCCGACGAAATTGGCAACTTTACAAAACCAACCGACACAACTACAAACGACTACAAGACACAGACGAAGCTAGTAACGCCCAATTCCTTTATCATACAAAGCGCTCGACCTCTCACCTCAAACTTTACAATAGAACTACGGTTTTTGTCAGCTAATATCGGCGCAAATGTAGAGCTGCTAAGCTACTGGGACTCGCCCAATCTCAGTTTTTTTGTAAGGAAACTGGACAACCTATTCAAATTTGGCAGACTCAACTCAAGCGCCATCAATCTACAGGATATTGGCACTTTTGACCCCTCAGAGCCTGTTCAAGTGCTTCGGCTAGAGTTTAGCCAGTTTGCTGTCAAAGTATGGTTCAATGGCGTACTAAAGCTTACTACAACGCTACAAATTAAAATACCGAGCTACAAGTTCTGGTTTAATTCGAGTAAGTACCAAGCACCTACAGGAAACTACAGCCTAATTTCTTTTTCTGCCTATGAGCGAGTAGCGAATCTTGACCAATACTTCCCCCAAGTCGCTACACTCCTGCCTCAAGCCAAGGTCGAACAATTTTATCCGATTAAGTTCAGGAACAAAACGTCTTCAAATTTTCAGGGGATTTTTTCTAGGCGAATTTTTTCTGTTACTGGCGCAACTTCTGTCGTTCCAAACTCAACAACAACCTACACAATCACTCAAAGTGGGTCATATTCGGATTCCACAGTGTATTTTTTACACTTACTAATTCCCAATAATTCCGACTGGCAAACTGGAGAAGCAACTCTAAATGTTAGTACTGTATCTGTAGCACCAAATTCGCTTACAGCAACTTTCCAGCTAGTTCTAAGCAATTTTGCAGTACGTCCAGCCCGAACACCAATTACCATAAGAATTTCAAACAGCACTTACTATCAAGATTATGAAGTGAGTCTTAATGAGTCACGTACTTTCGGCATCACGAATATTTCTGGATATCTTGACGGCTACTTTGCTAAATCAAGCGTAACTAGCGGCACAATACCTAATCTCACTGCAACAGCTAACGCGACAACTAGTTCGACATTGGAAACTTCACTCTTATATGGCAAGACTTATAACATCGCAAGCTCAGGGCAGAAAATAAATTTGTCTTCTTCGGTGGTTGGCGTTCGTACCTTATTTTTTGTTTATCGGGAGTTGGTGGCTAAGTCTTATCGAAAATATGTTGGCTCAGCTTCTGGCTATACATTCAATGGCGGCTCTGGTACTCAGTTAGTTGGCGCACTCCAATTTAACGAAGGCGATTTTGTAAAAGTTTCTACGCAGTTGGGTCGATTCAGTAAGGTGGCAATTTCGGAAGACGAGAGTAATTTAGTTTACATTGACGACTTGGCAAACACGGTCAAAGTGGTACGGCGAATCTCTGGTGTGTGGCGATTTGATTCGGCTGTAACTTTGGCGCTAACTTTAGGTGATGCTGCTGCTCTGGCTAACGCCTCGCTTCAAATAAATAACACTGGAGATTTGATTTGCATTGGTGTTAAAAATAGTAACTTGGGCGAGGGTCGCGTACTTCACTTCACAAGAACTGGAGCAGCAACTTGGACATCTAGCCTCAATTTGGGGCAAACTAGTCCTGTGCCTTACGTCGATGGTTTCGGTCTGGCAGCTTTTGTAAGGGACGATAATACGGCGCTTTTGGCTTCGGTTCAAGGTAGCAACAACATCTACAAGTTCACATCGACTGCTGGCATCTATAACACGACCCCTAGTAACGTCTTCAACTTTTTCGGGAAAAAAATTCTGGGTAATTTTTCTTTGTCTCGTTGGGCGGCGCAGGACAACTCAGGCAATGTTAGGGTTTTCGACTCAGACACGCTCACCCAAACAATTACAGGCGCAGACTTGGATTTTGCGCTGAAGGACGATTACTTGGCAACCGCTAACTTCTCTGGTCAGGTAAAAATTTGGAAATACGAAACTGGCACTTGGACAGTCATCAAAACCATCACAAGCGCGACCACTAATTTTGGATACTCTTTGTCATTCAATTCTACCTATGACTTGCTAGTGGGAAGTCCTAATGAAAGTACTTCTTTTCTGTACTCTTTTTCTGACAACTGGACTACGCCAAAAAGTTTCGTTAGTACTGGACTATATGGCTATGCTAACGCTCTAACGGCTGATAGTGTCCTGATAAGCAACTACACAGACCAATTGGAATTTTACAGTAGCGACGGAGCTAGTATTCCTCAGATAATTACAGATTGTAGGCAAAAAAAAGCGTCAGTGCCTTTAGATTCTAATCTAGACAGCACTGACGCTCAGGTATTGGTATTTAGTTCAAGCAGCGCGTTAACGATTGATTCGATAGCAAGCAACGTAAATGGACTTTTCTTGGGTTGTTTGCTTTATGGCAGACAGCTTACTACGGCTGAGATTCAGTCAATTGAAACTAATATATATGAATATCTGGGGTTGGGGGAGAGGTCACTTTACAGTTAAACCTTAATAGCTACTTCATAGGTTGCTTCAGGCTCAGGTAATGCAGCGACACGTTGTTTGAAGTCGAACTCCATGAACTCAAGCTCTTCACTGGTCTGTAGTGCTGCAATTTGCTTGTTTAAATCTTCAATAGTTTCCTGAAGTTTTGAAATCTGTTTACTGTTTGTGGAAAACAACTCATACTGAGTAGTCTCAATCTTGGATTTTAGTAGCTCCAGTTCGTAAGGTAACACGACTTTGCCAGCCTTGCGCTTGACTTGAATACTAGATTTACCAAGCTTCGCGATTGTGCCAGTTTTGGCTACGTCAAAGCGTTTTGTGAACAGTTCGGTCACTTTTGCCTTTACGTCCTTTAACTCAGCTTGGACGCTCTTTTCTTGGCTGCTCAAGTTGATTGCAGAAAGAAGTAGCTCGTTCTCTTCTGAGGAGAGTTCGGTGGTAGCGTTGGATACAGCGAGAAGCGATTGTGTGGTCATGTTAATCTCCAAAATAAAGTTTAAGTGCGATGTAGCCGAGAAGTGCAGGAATGATGAGCGCCAATGTGAGTGGCAGGATTAGGTGAATGAACATCACTACATACTAAGCGACAATCCTCTTTTCTGCATCTATCTCTAGGTAGAATAACTTAGTATGTTATGGTAGTTTACGAAATAAAGAAAAGGAATCACGATTTGCTATTTAAACATATTTCAGCAGCAAGTTTGGCACTACTAGCAATAGTTTCAAGCCCTGCAAACGCCCAAGCTGAATGCTTCAATGCCACTGCCACTTTCTATCATTCCGCCTACGAGGGAGGTACTACTGCAAATGGCGAAACGTTCAGTAATTCGGGATACACAGCAGCCATAGGTGACTGGAGAGGTTTCGGTTACTATCGAGTTACTAACGAGCATACAGGAGCATCTGTGGAGGTCTACGCGAATGACCGAGGTGACTTTGGGGATAACATCGATTTGTCACAGGCTGCATTCGATGCTATCGGCAATTTGGATAGTGGAGTACTAGATGTGCAGGTTTGTCGGCTCTAACGGCGATTCCTTGCTCTATCAAGTATTGCCTTAATTTGTAGGTGCTTGCCCAGTCTTGTAAGGTTTTGTTTGTCCCAGAAACAATTGGCAGAAACTGGCTCATCTCCTTCATAGGTTAAAAAACAACTTTGCTGATAAATGAGTTCGCAGTGAGGTTTACTAGCCGAAGGTATCTGAGGAAATTTGTCAATCTTGTCCCAAACAAAACCTTGCATTACACAAGACTGTTCTGTACTTGTAGATTCTAGGAGTTCTTTTTTCTTATTGCGTAGAAGATGTTCTCGACATTGACCTACACGCTCCCCATCACAGACCCCTCCGACCACGTAAGTGTCATAAGTAGTGGATTCATAGGGAACAGCGAAAGTAACGCCTCCAGCATCGAAATAAGTATAATCTGTAGTTGTATGCGGAATTGTGGTTAGCATAATAGTTCTCTCAGAGCTTCTTCATGTTCTGGGGCAAAGTCAATACACTCTTCATGCGAGTATTCGAGCTTCACGGTGTTGTCGCCAGCAAATAGAAAGTATAGTCGAACTAATTTTGCGTAAGGCTCTCCGATATTGGTGTGAGCTATATGCGCTGGAAGGATTTGGCGCACAACATCTTCCTTGATGAGATACACTTTGTCATCGATTTTGAATACAGATTGTGGGTCATCGTAGCGGAGTGAGGGATGGTCGCGGAAGTTTGTAAGTACTTTATTGTCCATGTTTAAATTCTGAATAAATACGAAAAGCTGTTTCGAGTTTTCCTGTCTTCATTAGTAGGTCGTAAAGCATTCTGATGGCTACAATTTTAGGTAATTTACTACTGTATACTAATCCATCTGAATATACAATAGCGACAGGGGATTTTAGAGAAATTATCTCGAAACTTACAGAACGAGGGTTTTTGTTTTTATCGGACAGCCACATCCTGTTTGTCGATACATTCAGGCTAACTTTATAGAAGTTTCCCAGCTCGTATTTCTCAAGTAAATCTGCTAACGCCTTGCAGTAAAGGTTGAAATCTGGAGGTATCTCTGATTTGTCAACAATAACTACTCGTTTATTACATCCTGCTACAGATAATCTTTTGGATATCTCTTCGAGCGTTAATTCTGGAAAATTTAAGATAAATAATTCAGAATCTTCTAGGTGTACAAATGTTTGTGCCATGTTAGTTGTGTTGGTTGAGGATTGTATAAAATGGGGTCTTACAAGTACCAGATTTAATAACTGACCACCCAGCATCTAGTAAGGTATTTTTGATATAAGTTGTAGACTCTTCAAGTGGCAGTAGATACGTTTTCAGCTCTGGGATTGTAATTTTCTTCGCTCTTTTACGAAGCAGCATACATTCAGCTTTTGTGAGGATTAAAGTTTTTTTCTCTAAATCACCTAGTTGTTTAGTCTCAATCTTTCTCCAGTGGTGAGCTTTTATGATTGCTTGACTAAGTGTTTGATGCGAAACTTCTTTGAACCCGTAAAACTTAACAAGCTCTAGATGTAAATTGTCAAAAGCCTCAAATACCTCAGATTGCTTAGTGGAATCCCTATAAGCTATTTTGGTTTTGTCTTCTTCATCTACAAATACAGAAAAGTCTTTGATTAATTCTGGCATCTTGCAAAATCTTACTGCCAATTTAGCTGTACCAATAGCTGTAGTGTTCTCAAGAGCCTCTCTGAGCAACCGCATCTCCTCCACTGCAACAGACATTCTTGAGTCGTAACTCTCAAGCATAATCCTATTGCAAGCTACAGATAAAGCCAACTCACCATCTCGTTCCCAAGCGTTGAGTCGTTCTTCTAGAAATTCTCGGTCGGCAGGAACTTTTTCGATAGCTGCTAGCACCTCAACCTCAACTGTGTATATTTTACCGTCTTTATCCATAAATACATTGTACTTCTATACTTTTATTACTATAGCATACTATATTCTTGTACCCATCTTTGTACTTTATAGGGGTAACCCTGAAATATAAGCTGAGATGAGGTCTAAGTTTGTACCTGTTTTTGTACTTTTAGAATAAGTTGTGTAGTTTAGAAAAGACTTTGGCTCTGCATAAGGGTTTCAGAAAAAGTACAAACATCTCTATCTATTATTATTTTTATTCAGAATATTTTCTTTCAGCCCATCGGCGCATGAGATACTCGCTTACGCTCGATGCAGAAAAGAACGTAAGCGAAATGTGGCTATTTGTGTAAAAAGCTCCAATTAAGGTCATCCGCACTGATTAATTTTGTATGTCCGTCTTTATCTACCATTTCCAACATAATGTTACTTGTGAACGGTATGTCATCATACCTATCTTGGAAAAATTGATTGCTGAAACGTAGCAGTGACCGTGTAACTGTACAATTCAAAGCACATATCATCACTTTCAAAATCTCCGCACTAGGCTCTATGAGTTCTAGCGTCTCTTTATCGAAGGTGTAAGAAACTGAGAGGTGAATCGACTTGAGATTGGGTCTGGCGATGTCCCTAATAAAAGTTACACGACCACCTTCAGGGTAGATGTAAAAAGTGTAGTTGGCATCTAGTTTTGCGCGAAGACCAATCAAGTAGGTAGAAATAATCTCTTCATACTCTGATAGTAAATTACCTGTGTAAGTCATAGTTGTCTGTGTAATGTTCGTACTTAAATTATCACAACATTCCCCACAACACAATGTTCCTCTGGTAAGATATAACAATGACTACCCTCTTCCAAACTTGCGTTGACATCGCAGAAAAAGTAATTCGAGAACAACCAATTACATCGGCTGCTCTCCCTATAGCAGCAACGATTCTCAATGACACGGATATCAACATCACATCGACACTCTTTGGCATCTCCTCCCTATCATTAGACGCAAGCTACTGGGACGTAATAGACAACACTGTACAAAATCAACTTGACATCAATTTCGGAGAGGGACTAATCGACTATGCAGACCCCATTTTTCTCCGCCTTACTACCTCTGACGGCATTATCGTTGCTAATGCTGCATTTTCTGATGTCACCATAGAGGCTGGCAGCGAACTAACTCTCTACTCTGGTACAGGCTTAACACTGACACTGGACTTTGGCACGGCTACGCTTAGCAACGCTATACTTAACTTACTATTCAAAGGTACAGCTTCGCTCTTTCCCAGCGCGCTGAGCGCCAAGTATTACAACAACAGCAACGCACTACAAGCCACAATCTCACTAGCCCCGAACAAATGGTCAAAGCGCGAAATTGGTACACTTGGCGAAATTTACTTTGAGTATGGCGACACTCAGATGTTACCTAGTATCAACTCGATTATTGACCTCACTCGCATAACTGATGCTAGTAATAATATTTGGTTTGAATGTCCTATTGCATTACCAACGAATCTTAAGCCTAGCTCAATCATTTACTCCAACAGCTTAGTACTAAGAATCCTAAACATCGAGGTAGACCTAAACACCTATATCTCACCAACTAACCCTGACAGTATTTTTTGGGTATCTTTCAATGGCAATACAAAAAACTGCAGCAGCAACTCCCCTATTACCTCTCTTTCTGGCATTGATTATAATAGTGAGATTAAGCTGTTTGGGACAGAAACGTTAATCTGTAGTTCGACTACAAATATCCAGTACTCTGATGTAACTTTCCCTGACCAATTCACTCTTGACTGCTTTTTCTATTTCACTACAGCTACAGCAGGAAGACTTATTAATTTTGTAGAAAAAAGTGGAGTTTTCAATCTATCTAAGACGGTAGGGAATAATCTAGAGGTGTCTATAAACGGTTCTGTCATACTATCTACCTCTTGGACTCCAGTTTTAGGGGTATGGAATCATATAAGAACCCAAAAAACAGCTACAGAGCTACGCCTTAGAGTAAACGCCAGTGATATTAACATTAGTACAAGTTATACAACCACCCCAGATACAAATAGTAACCCTCTCTCTATCTGCACAAACATACTAGGACTTTGTAATGGGGTATATATCGAAAGTGGTAGTCCCAGTACTTTTACCCCGTTCACACAACCTTTACCAAAACGTGTAAATGATTGGTCGGATATTTCGTTCTTTACTTGGTTAAATCTAGAATTTCCCCAATTGAAAAAATTTTTCTAGCTGCGTAATCTAATTTTTCATCTTCTGTAGCGAAACGCCAGTCTACCCACTCAGGTTTGATATTAACTAATCTATCTCGAATAGTCTGGCGAGGTATCCCCTCAGCTTTAGATGCTAGACTCATAGACTCATAATACTTGTCGTTTATGACTATGGGTACGCTACAAGAATTTTTAGCTCCAGACCTGCCAAGTTTACTAGTTCTCATAAGGGCTTTACTTTCTGCTGTATGAGTTTTACCTGTCAGAGTACTACTTATTTTCTTTTTGGTTTCTTCGCTATGTTTTCTATGTTTGCCAGCCTCCGACATTTTTGCTTTAGTTTCTTCGCTAAGTACTTTGCCCAAGCTATATGTATTCCCTTTGCTAGCCGCACCAATCTTGGCTTTGGTTTCTTCGCTGAGTTTTTTACCTAGCTTCGCATCCCTCATTTTAATCTTCATCTCTGCTGTTATATTAGCGCCTCCTCTGCCTCCACGACTTATATTGTAGGTGTCTAAGCGCTTAGCAAACTCTTCGGTAACTATTTCCGCTTCAGCAGTGTAGACATCTTCAACACAATTAAATTCTGCAAGCGTGATTCTTTTAAAATTTTCTCTGCCATATTTTTTAATAGCTGCGGTTATTCTGTCACCACTGCCGAGATAATTTCTAGACTTAGCGGTATTTTGAAGCCTATGTACCCCTACATATACCTTTCCATTCACCAAATTTGTTGTCTGGTACAAAATCCACGTTTCCTTAACTTCTGTCATTGTGCATAGTTACTTTTTAATGTATAATGTGATTATAACATATCGTATACAGATTATGAGTATTGACAAAAGCAAGAGATTCAACGCAAATTTATCGGAAAAAAGACTCGAAAAGTTGAGGAAGTATTCTGAGTCCAGAGATAAAAAAATGACAAGCGTTTTAGAGGACTGGATTGATTCCCTCCCCGAAGCAACAGTATAATAAAGCTACCCCTAAAGGAATAAACATGGAAACAGACCTAAGCCCTCTCATAGCGAATCAAGCGAAATTGGTAGCGAAAGCCCAAAATCTAGCACTAGTTGATTTGACAGAAAAGAACAGTGAGATGGTAGATACTCACATGAATTTATTATTCACATTGTATGAATTTACGGAGTGGGGGTATGAAGATGATGATGATGACGAGGACGAGCCTGTTGGTAAACCCGACCCCGTTCCCGAAGATAGCAAGCGTTTTTAAGTTGTAACCCTAGTTTCTGGAATTAGCTCCCCAGCTAGAAACTGCATCAAGCGATTCCCTGCATCCTTGGTCAGATTCACAGCCTTCCAAGGTTTTGTAGGGATTTCGCCCGACAGTCGAAGCCTCTCGAAATTCTCCAAAATAGTGACTACACTGACTTCATCTTTAGTCAGCCCAGCTTTACGAGTTTCCACACCAATAAGTTGATTATTGTGTTTGTTCACGGTTGCGAAGTGTATATCCTCGCACTTGTGTTTACGCAATTCGTTCATCAAGTCGTGGTAGCCCTCAAGCTGCTTTTGTCTGGCAGCAGATTTGGTGTTGTGCTTTTTGAGTCCTTCGAGGTCATCAGTACGTTCAATGATAGAGTCAGCCAAACTAATATCTGCTTCGATGTAGGCAACAAATACTTCCTTGACAAAAACTTCAAAATCTGGACTAAGCCATTCAGCCAATTTGATTGCGATAAGTGGGTGAACCCAAGTACCACCATTGCGTCCTTGCTTTGCTTGGATAACCTCTTTTGTGGAGAGGTTTAATTTCTGACAGCAAGCTTCGACAAACTTTATAGTAGTTTCGACTTGCATAAATCTAGACCACTCTTTGCCCTTACCAAACTGTTTACACCATTTCGTAGCGTTAACATAATTGTCGTTTTCGCGCTTGGAGCTATTTACTAAATCTTCAAACATTTGTTTTGCTGTTTACAACAACTTCATTGAAGCACGTATAATTTTGTAAAACATCTATCTGAGGGTATATACACAAAAACCCAACATTGCTGCTGGGTCATATCGTAAAATAGCTTGGACTAAAGCTGCCCTATTGTCTTAGTTCATGCTCCGCAAGGAGGAACCTTTTCACTAAACCGCTACGAACTACGTCATCAATAGTAAAGTCAACACGTTTAAAATCTTCCTCCATTAGTGAAAGAACTTTTAAAAATTTTAAAACACCTTCTTTCTCGTCAGAATATCGTAAATCTGATTGATAAAAATCTCCTGAAAATATTACCCTAACGTTCTCTCCGAGTCTCGTTATTACTGAACTCAACTCATGGTAAGTAAGGTTGGAAAATTCATCAATAATTACCACTGCCTTGTCGATATTATTTCCGCGAATGAAACTGGTAGACGTAAACTCAATCGTTTTCTCCTTCTTCATCACATCGTAAGCATTAGGAATCGTGGGTAGAAGTTTGTTGACGAGATTCAAATAAGTTTGTTCATACACGCACTCTTTCTCCTGCTGTGTCCCTTTGAGGAAGCCAATGTTACGAGTCGGGACAATGGAACGCACGATAACTACTTTTTCATATTTACGAAGCAATAAAGATTTAAGACCGAGATATAGAGCCAGCATCGTTTTGCCAGAACCAGCAGACCCCGATAATATTAAGTTGTATCCCTCCAAAAAATAGTCAAATGCTCGTTGCTGGTTTTCCGTCTTAGCCTCTACTTGTAATAAATTCTGAATTGAAAACAGCGCTGTGGATTGATTTCGTTGTTTAGCCAATTTCGTCGCCTGTTGCTAGGTTTTAATGATTCTAGCACTAAACTTTTTGCAATAAGATTTCTCTTGTTGTCAGCAAATCACTCAATAACTGCAAAATCTCTCTATGACAATGTATCTTTAGTCTAATATCGAACGTCTGCGCGTATAGAGACTCGAATCAACTCTGTTGTTTCTTGCGTACACCTGCCGCATTGTATAGCGTCCAGAAGACAAAATCATCCTCCCTAGTACGTATCTTTAGTTTGGTATAATAATTTAATGGCAAGACCTCCCCGCAACGGCTACACGATTAACAGCGACAGCGAACTTTTAGCTCTCGATTTGTCGCTAGTACCTGCAAATACACCGCTAATCAACTTCGACCGTAAATGCTGGGGCGTTTATCAGGCTCCAGAAGCTCCTGTACTATGGACTCCAGCAAGTACGACAACAGCACTGTGGTTAGATGCTGCTGATAGTTCGACAATCACTACTATCTCAAGTGCAGTGAGTCAGTGGAATGATAAAAGCGGCAATGCACGACACGCAACACAAGCGACAGCAGGTGCAAGACCTTCTTACAACACATTTCAGCTAAACGGGAAAAGTCTTGTAAGCATTCGAGGGAGTGGCAAAGGGATGGTTACGGGATATACTCTTAACCCCCCTTACTCAATAGTTTTATTAAGTAGGAACTTTATAGGTGGTCGAGTTGTTCAAGGTGCAACAACAAACGCCTTGATGTGTCCTTCTCGTAGCCCGAATAGTTTCTTTGTTGGTGCAGATGTGCGAAGTGCATCAATAACAAATTTTGGGGAGTGGTCAACAGTCACGATGCAAATACTAGGTACAGCACCTTCACAGCTTTGGTACAATTCTGCCAATATTGCTAATGGCTCGACTCATGGAAGCTTTAGCGCTTTTAACCTAGGGGCAGTAGGGGCATTTAATGAAAATTCAGACTGTGAAATTGCTGAAATTATAATTACAAACTCAAATATCACCACCGACATCCGCCAACGAATAGAGGGATACTTAGCTCATAAATGGGGTTTAGTTGCAAATTTACCAAGTGACCACCCTTACAAAATCTACCCTCCTACCTCTGGTGGCTCTTTTGTAATTGCAGGTAGTCTCAACATATCTTCAGGTTTCGAGTACATACCTCAAAACTCGATTGACGCTTATGACCTAACCTCAATCACCATTTCGACCAACACATACTCTCTCGACCTCGCTGGCGCGACTCAATACATCAGCATCACCCTAGCAGCCAACACTACACTTACAATCCTCAATGCTGGCAAGTACACGAAATATTTCATTGAGCTGATTCCAAACGGTCACATAATCAAGAATTTTACCGATATTTTTGCTTTGCCTAAGCAATACAGCCTCGCAACATTTCTCACTGCGTATTTTGGCAAGCAAGTCCTTGAACTGCAATATGTCAACAAACTTTATGCAAACATAGACTATAGCGACAACATCACTCCTGCTGGCGCTATCGCTACGGTGCAGAAAATAAATTGGGTAGTCCCTTCCGACGAAGCGTTGTATCTGGCATTCGCATCATCAACAACTGCGTACACTGGTTTGGGCATCTCGGCTATCACAGCCACTGTAGGCACTCCGAGCATCAGTAAGTCGCGCCTCCTTCTTGGCTCCACTGGACGGCTCGAAGCAACCAAAACCAGCGCTCTCGACCTCAACGAAACTGACTTTACTATTTCCTTCTTTTCTGCCAAAACGAGCGTAGGCGAGTATGGATGTATTTTGGGCAGCCACAAAGCATCCAGCATAGGGTTTTATGTGGGTGTAGCGGCTGATAGTACCTTGTTTGCTATCTTTGGTAGTAACACACTCTCTTGTGCCTTACCAGACGATACCGAAGAGCATAGCGTTGTCATTAATCGAATCGGGCGAGTCTACAAAATATTTATTGACGGTGTACTAAGCGCTCATCTCAAAGCTGCTAATAATTTCAATAACAACTCAACTGAGCCATTGTGTATAGGTAGCTTAAAAAATGCAGTAGGAACACCTTCATGGACTTCTCAAAGT